CCGTCTGCACGGTGATGCCGGTCAGCGCCGCGTCGTCGGTCAAGTCCTTGTTCGGCAACGTCAACGTGAAGTATTCGACGTACACGCCGCCGCCCGTCGCGGTGAACAGGTCGTAGGTGTTCGCCGCGTTATGGAGATCGATCGTCCCCGGCTGCACGACGGAGTTCTCGCTCCACGCGATCCAATTCGTTCCATCGTAGGTCTTGAACATGACCCCGGTGTCATAGCACCAGAACGAGGAACCGATCGGCGCGTCCGTCGGCTTCGTGTCGGTCGACAGACCGACGAATCTTTTTATCGTCGTCACCTGATATACCGTCATGCCGGTTCCCCCTCAATGTTGGCGGGGAGGTTCTCCCCGAACTCCCTCCCCGCCGTCCGGTTGTTAGATCAATGCCTCCGCGTATGCACCCTCGCTGATCGGAACGTACAGCAGCGTGACCTTCGACGTCGCCGTCGCTCCGGTCTGCGCCGCGCCTGCGCCGGTCAGATAGAGCACGCCCGTCCCGCCTTCCGCGCCGACGTCGACGGGGGAAGTCCCGAGCGACACGGTCTGGTTCGCGGATTCGAGCGCACCCGTGGCAAGCGCATCACCCTTGACTGCGACCCGTTTCCCCCTCGCGAGGGACGTGAGCGCACCGGACGCGGTGCAGAGATCGACCGCTGCCACCGCAGGGTCGGAAGAGTCGAACCCGAACTTCAGGGTCGTCGCATCCGCCGACCATGTGGTGATCGCCTCGATCCCGAGGTAGATGATCCTGATCACGCCCTTCACGGTGAAGAGCGACTGCTGCGCGACCCCGATGTAGGTCGCATTGAGGAACGTGGTCGTCTGCACGCACAGACCGCGATTGATGTCCGCGACTCGTGCGATCGTGCTCGGACTGTAACTCGACATGACTCACCTCCGTGGCTCGCCCTGTTCGGACGCAGCCGATTAGATGTTGTCCTTCTCCGGTGTCGACTTCCACGTATCGCCCCCGCCGAACACGGGATCGGCGACCACGACGGGCGCGGGCGGCGGTGCCTCCTTCTTCCTTGCCTCCGCCTTCTCGATCTCTTCGATCGCGATCTCCCGCGAGATCTTGCGAATCGCATGCAGAATCTCTTGGTGCATCCAGTCCTCCTCTGATGGGGCGGAGTCGTGAAGACCTCCGCCCCCGTTTGTTAGTCGACCGTCGTCGGGCTCTGCGGCGAACCGTACCGCGACCCGCTCAAGATCGCCACCGCTGAAGTGAACTGCTCCGCAGCGGGATCGACGATGTCGAGCCGGAACCCGACATGCCCCGATACCAGTTGCGAGGACTCCAGTTCGATGACGTAGAAGATGCCGGTCGTACCCGCCGGCGGGACGATGCCGGTCGTGTCGTCCACGGCAACCTTCGCGCCGAGGACGTCGTCGTTCGCGGACCCGTACGCGGTCTCGCACTTGTAGGCGGTGAAGTCGATCTTCGTGTTCGTGCCTCCACCGCCAAGCGCGGAGCACGACTCGACGGTGATGACCCCCGCCGCTCGCGATGCCGCGCCGATCTGCACGAGCATCGTGCAGTGGGCGTACCCCTCCATGTTCACCACGTCGCTATGATGGTCCCCGCCGTTCAAGTCGTGCGGAATGACCAATTGGACGACGTGTCCGTTCTCCGCGATATTGAAACCGCTCATGTCTCTCCCTCCGTTTTCTTACGCGATGGCGGTTGGCGACGGCGCGAACCGTGGCGCGTCGAGCAGGTACGTCACGGCGACGCGATTGTTTGCGTGCCCGCCGCTCGACCCGAGGGCGATCCACGAATTCCCCGCCGCGAGGATCGAGGCGTCGATGTAGAACGCGACCTGATTCAGTTTCGCCGGGGTCGCGTCGATGGTGTACGTCGCGGCGTCCGTCTGCCGAGTCCACAGATCGGTAGCCGCGCAGTCGAGGTTCGTCCAGATCGGGAAGGTCGCGGAGATCGCGGTCCCACCCGCAGCGGCAAGCGCCGCCGTGGACCCCTCGTGGACAGTGAGGACGAGATCCGTATCCCCGCCGCCGGAGTTCTCGGAGACGAGGATCAGCACGCCCTTCGCGCCTTTGAGGGAGATCGCATCGGACGTGTCTCCGAGAGCGTTCGACGCGGCGGGCTCGTGCCCCATGATGATCGCGATATTCTCGGGGGTCAGCATGTGATCACCCCCTTACGATCTGGTCTGGAGCGCGATGAAGTGCGACATGGTCGCCGACGCGCCGCCCTTGTACGGCGTGAGCGCGGACGCCCGGACCGGCTGGCCGTCGACCCGCATGATGAAACGGAACACCTGCTCGTCGTACTCGAACCGGACGTGAATGCTTACGTCCGACCGAATGCCACCCTTCTCCGCGAGGACGTACCCGTTGGCGAAGTTGCAGAGGCAGATGTCGCCGACCGTCCCGAGCGCCGCCGCCTGCTCGATGGCGATTGCCGGAAGCCCCTTGATCCGACCGTAGGGGGCGTCCGCCATGCCGCCGGGCGGGAGGTACACCGGGATGCCGCCGGTGCCGACCGAGTACGCCATCTGCGACAGTTGCGGCTCGATCGTCTGGTTGTAGACCCAGATGTAGTTCGACGTCTGGCCGGCGAACCGACGCGAGTACATCTTGTCGATGTTCTCCGCCTGCACGGTCGCCGCCTTCTGCCCCGTCTCCTTGTCGACGGTCACGAGGCACCCGGCATTGAGGAACCCGAGCGGCTGGCCCGCGCCGGTCCCGTTGACGATCGCCTCGTCGAGCAGGAACCCGAACTCGCCGATGAACGACTCGCGGATGACGCCCTCCAGTTGCGCGGCGTCTTCGAGCGACTCGTCCGTGGCGTAGCAGAGGCCGGTCAGTTTCTTCAGCGTCAGTTCGATCTTGCGGAACTTCGGCTTCTTGCCGGTGAACTGATCCGCCTCGCCCTCCCAGTACCCGACGACGCCGCCGTAGCGGGTCGACACGCGGGAGGTCTCGTCCACGCCGTTGATCTTCGTGCCGTTCGCGCCGCCGCTGATCGGCACCCTGCGGCACCGGGAGGCGAGGACGCCGGTCGTGAACACGTCCTGCAGCAGTTGCGTGGAGAAGTCCGTCTGCACGAGGAACCCGCCATCGGACGGAACGGTCTCGGACAGCCCCGAGATGGCACGCGACTTGTACAGACGCGGATCGACGGACCCGCCGGGCAGGCCGGCGCGATACACCGCCGCCATCTGCTCACCGAAAGACATGAACCGATCCTGCCGCCGCTCCTCTGGCGGGGTGCTTTGCGGACGCGGGCGCGACAGGGGCTGCGCGCTCGGGGCTTCGAGGTCCGTGGTCATCCGCTCCTGCCGCTCCTGCGTCGCGATGATCGTGCGCAGTTCGTCGACGCCGTCCATGAGTTCCGTCTTCAGTTTGATCTCGCTCGCGGACGGATCGCGATTCTCGGCGATGCACTTTGCATCGATGTCTCCGACCTTCTTGACGAGCCGCGCAAGATCCTCGCGGTACTGCGTGATCGTCTTCATCCTGTCCTACCTCCGCATGTATTGTCAGATAGTTGAAGTCCGACCCCGACCTCGTATGCGATGCGGAATGGTTTGCAAGCCGGTTCCGCTTCGCCCCCCGTATGGTTTGCAAGCCGGTACGGGAGGATCGTGGCAAAGCCCGTTATCACGCCGTCGCCTTCTCTGCCCTGTAGAACAGTTCCGTGAACTTGTCCATCACCTTCGCCGGGGCGGGAGGCGGGTCCTGCGGCTTCTCCTGCAGCCCCGGGAGGAACGCCAGCATCGTGCGCAGTTCGTCGGCGGTGAGTTCCTGCCGGTCGCGAATCTTGTCGGCGATCCGGTACAGTTCCTTCCACTCCTCCGTGATCGGCGGAGGTAGGACGATCCCGCCGGGAACGATCACGCCTCCGGGGACCAGTCCCCAGTCCGTCCTCACCGCCGTGCCGTCGCTGTTGACCCACCCCGTCGAGGCGGCTTCGCTCGACACGGTGATGGTGCCGGTGGTCGTCACGGACGGCATCTTCCCCTTGTTCTGGAACAGCGATCGCACCTGCGCGGAGGTCGTCGGATACGCGGGGAACGTCACCACGCTCACGTCGAACAGCGTGACATCCGTCAACACGCGCTCGTCCTTGTCGTAGTCGTACTCCGCCTTGTTCACGATGAACCCGAACGACATCTGATTCACATCGCCGCGCCGCATCGACACGAGCAGGTCGTTCGCCCACGTCGTCCCCGGCGGGGTGATCGTCGTCGCGAGTCCCTTGTCGTCCTCGCGCAGCGTCAGCGTCTTCGCCTTGTTCCTGCCGAGGACGAAGTTCTCGTCATGATTCACGAGGCCCCGGATGTCGTTCTCCTTGATCGTCTTCGCGAACGCCCCCGGGCGGATGGACTCGCGGAACCACCCTCCGATGTCCGCCCATGTGTTGAAGACGGCGGCATACCCTGTGATCTTCGGAGCATCCTCCCCGTCAACGCGCAGTTCGACTTCCGACATCGGCAGGCATCTGCGTTCCACCTCGTCCACCTTGTAGTACATGATGACCTCCTTCATCTCGTCTCGTATTTCGGCAGGATCGCCTTCTCTCTTCCACGCTTCTTCTCTTCTATATCCGCCTGCGCCCGCTCGAGGATGTCGATCGCGAGGCGAATCGGGATCTTCTTCTTGAGCAGAAAGTTCAACAGTTCCTCACGCGGGTTCGACATCGCTCTCCTCCTGACCTTCCTCTTCCTCCGACGTGTCCTTGCCATTCCCCTTGTTCGGAGGGACAGCAGGCGCGGGCGGCTTCAGGGCATTCTGCGGCGTCGTCATGTTCAACGGAACGACACGGATGTCCCCGCCGGGGTACGGGTCCATGTCTTCCTTCTCCCGAATCTCGTTCGGGCTCATCGCCCCGACGTTGAACATCTTCGTATAGAAGTCCGCACGACTGGCGGAGTCGCCGCGGAGGAGCCCCTCCACGACGTGCTTGAAATACAGGCGTCCATGCCCGCGCAGGTTCTTGTCGTCCTTCGTCAGCAATTGCATATTGTAGTTCTGCTCCAGCCGCACGAGCCACGGCAGGATCGAGTCCGTCACGAAACTGATCTGTTCGCTCTCGATATTCGAGAACGACGACCGGGTGAGATCCTTGAGTTTATGCGGCGGAAGATTGAACCAGCGGGCGACCTCCGGGATCTGAAACTGCCGGCTCTCGAGGAACTGCGCATCGTCCGGTGGGACACCGAACTTCTGCACCGTCATCCCCTCCTCGATCAGCAGCAGCCGATGGGACTTCCCAAGCCCCGAGTACGCCTGCGTCAACGATTCCTGCAGATTGTTATGGGCTGCGTCCGAGAGTTTCCCGGGATGCGAGATGATCGTCCCGGGGTGGGTCCCATTCGAGAAGTACAGGGACCCGAACGTCTCCAGCGCCATGCCGAGCCCGAGTGATCTGCGGGCCATCGCCACGACCGAGTACCCCTGAAAGCCATCGAATCCCAGCCCCGGCACATGAAGGATATTGCCCCTCGGGATGGCGACGTCCTTGCCGTCGACCCGCACGATGTAGATCATCTGCCCGTCGCGCATGATGACCCGCACGCGATTCGGAGTGATGGGCCAGAGTTGAATGATCTCCCCCATCCCGTTCCGTACGATCTCCGCGTATCCGTTTCCCCACAGAAGGACGTGGGACATCATCGTCTCGCGGAAGGCCATCGCCGTCATGTAATCGTTCGCCTGATCGTGCATGACCCAGTACAGTCGCTGATTGTCCGCGATCTTCTTGCTCTTCTCCTTCCGCTGCATGAGATGAAGCGGAAGGGCGCCGATGCTTCCGGCGATCAGGGCCACCGCGTTCCAGACCGCCGCATAGGTCATCGCGGTCGATTCGGTCACATTCTCCCCGCTCACGGATTGCGCCCCGATCAGGTTCCACAGACTCGGGTTCCACGCCTTCTCGTTCGTCAAGGAGACGTCCCGGGTCAGGCCGTTGAGGAACCTCTCGATCCTCCCGTAGAGTCCCATCATGCCTCCCCTTGTCCGCCGCCGGGCGAGAAGGTAAGGACGCCGCGCTTCTCGTACACGCTCACATCCCCGCCAGCCCGGCTCGCCCGATCGATCGCCATAACGAGCGCCACGATGCCGTCAATTCGTTCCGTCGATTTCGCCTTGTCCGGCTTGATATTCCCGGCGGGATCGGTGCGCACGACCGCATTGCTCGCCATCCATCGGAGGACGGGATTCCCACCGTGCGCCAGTTCCCCGCTCAGCACGATCTTCTCCAGTTCCTTCGAGGGAGGCGACAACGATTGGTAGCCCTGCCCGATCGGGACTATCGTCAGCCCCATGTCCTGCAATTGAGTCTGTATCCGCGAGGCTCCCCACCGATCGAACCCGATCTCCTTCACGTCGAACGTCTCTGCATCGTCGGCGACCTGCTTCAGAACGTAGTCGTAATCCACGACGTTCCCGGGCGTCGCCGTGATGAACCCCTGCCGAATCCAGACATCGTATGGAACACGATCCTGCTTGACCCTCTTCGCCACGTTGTCCTGCGGCATGAAAAACCGACAGAGGACTTTGTGTTTATCCCCGGCGCATTCCTTCGGAAAGAAATGAATGAGCGCCGTCAGGTCGGTCGTGGTCGACAAGTCCAATCCCGTGTAGCACGTCGTCCCCCGCAGGCCATCCGCATCGACGGGGCCATCGCACCGGGCCCACGCGTCCGGCGGAATCCAGCGGACGGACGACTCCGTCCATTGATTCATCCGCAGTCGAAGGAAACTATTCAATTGAGTCGGAAGATCACGGGCCCGTATCGCCTGCAGTCGAAGGTCTTCCCACTTCACGCTGATGCCGAGGTTCGGATTCGCCTTGATCCAGACCGCCTCCTCCTCCCACGAGTCGTCCGTGTCCAGCGCGTAGATCATCCCGAAGTACGTTTCGTCGGGGAGGACTCCATCCAGCACCTTCTCGAGGTAAGCATGCTGATCCCAGCAGATCGTCTGCTTGTCGAATCCCGCCGTCGTGATGGCGACCTGAATGGGCTGCCGCCTCGCACCGGACGCCGTCTCCAGCAGGTCCCAGACGCCCCGGGACTTGTGGGCGTGCAACTCGTCGATTATCGAGGCGTGCGGGTTCAGCCCGTCCATCGTGTCATCGTCCGCTCCCAGCGGCTCGAACTTGGAGGCGTTCTCCTCCACCGTCAACGCCGTTCGATACAGATCGATCTTCCTTCGCAGGACCGGAGACTTCTGCACCATCCGCCGCGCCTCGCCCCAGACGATCTTCGCCTGATCCCGCTTCGTCGCGGCGCAGTACACCTCGGCCCCGGGCTCCCCATCGTACGCGAACAGGTACAGGCCGATGCCGGCGAAGAAAGTCGACTTGCCGTTCTTCCTCGCCACCTCGATGTACCCCGTGCGGAACCGCCGCAACTTCGATGCCTTCCACTTCCAGCCGAACAGGTTCCAGAGAATGAACTCCTGCCACGGCTCGAGGCGGAAGACCTGCCCGGCCCACTCCCCCTTGCTGTGCTTCAGCAGGGAGAAAAACCGGATGACACGCTGGGCTGCATCCGAATCGAAGTAGATCCCCAACTCGTCCTGCCGCTCGATGTCCGTGAAGTATCGCTCGCACGCCAAGCGAACCCAGCGGGACGCGACGATCTCCCCGTAGACGACCGCGCGGGCGTACTGCTCCGCCGGCGGCAGGCCGGAAGCGTCGTCTACCATTCATCAGCCCCACCTGAGCCGGCCGGGTCGATGTCGATGCGGGAGCGCGAGGACGGCGTCATCCCGAACTCGGTCAGGACCCGCAGCATCTGTTCCATCGCACGGTTCGAGATCGACAGGTACGGGGACTGAACCAAGAAGTTCCGAGGCGACTTTATGACCGTCCCGAACTTCCGCAACTTCTCCTCAGCGTCCGCCCAGCGCTCGTACGCGATGCAATAGGCCGCCAACGCCGAGCCATCGTTTTCCGTCAGCAGTTTCTGCCGATGGAGTCGTTTCGAGATCCTCTTCCACTCCTCCAGCGCCACACCCTGCACATGAGCGGGCGGCCGGGGCATTCTCCTCTTCGGCTTCGGCTCCTCGTTCGGCAGCCGCTCCGGGCGATCCGTACCCCGCAGGACCTTGAGAACCGTGGGCAGGGGGCGTCTTCCGACGGTCATTTCACCACCCCCCCCCCATGCCAATTCGGGTTTGCGTGCGCACGCATACCAGCGCGGGTAGCCTCGCGCATGTCCGGGAGATGAAGCCCCCCCCGCACCGCCGTTTTCCGTCAAAAGATTCATGATTCCACCCTCGGCCCACCATCGGGCCACCGCGCCCGGCTTTCATTGGCGTCTCCACTTGCCGTCTATGCGCCGATGCTTCTCATCGTGGCAGCCACGGCAGAGCGATTGATGATTTCCTTCGGCGTAGAAGAGGGGATCGTTCGGCCCACTCACCGGAACGATATGATCGACGACCTCCGCAGCCCTCCCGCACTTGACGCAGATGGGCTCCCGCTGAATCCACCATCGACGGAACCTATGCCAGCGGGAGTCGTATCCGCGGGACTGAGAATTCGATCGATAGTTGTCATCTATTCGAATCTGCGAAGAACGATGTTCTGGACAGTAACGATCAGCGGAGGGAATGAGAGCGGGGCAATCCGATACCCGACAGGCTTTCAGTGGCGCGCTCGGCAATAGGCCCCCCCATTTGAGGCGAATAATGGGGGGTGCTCATGGCCATGTCAAACAAATTATTTCACGAGGGGGTCTCCGGCGCCATGCCTGCGCCGGCCAGATAGTCTGCGCAGATCAATTCGAGGGCCCGCCCTTCCGGGCATTTCAATTCATCCCGCACAGCCTTGATCGCCACGTCGATGATCTTCTTCTGCGCGGGCGTCATGTAGATCTTCCGCAGCACGACGACCCGTATTTGCGTGTCTCCATCGCGGTCCTGCGGCTCCGCCACGATCTCCTCGATGCGACGGAACTGACTCTCCGTCACCTTGTAGTCGTGCTTGGCATCCGGCCCCTTCTCCTCGAACGTCACCTCTGCCATGCCGTACGTCGCCCAGTCGAAGGAAAGGAACTGTTTCATCTCCTCGATCTCGTCCATCGTATACGGCAGGGAGAAGCCCTGCATCGTCGACAATTCGACAACGAGTTTCGCGAGCGCGACTTCCTCGAAAGGGACTTGCTGCTGATACCAGATCGTGAGTTCCTTCGCATCCTGATCCGACACCTTCCCCTCGTTGTAGATCGGGATCGACTTGAACCCGATCTCCTTGCAGGCGGACCATCGCTGCTGCCCGTCGATGATCTCGTATCCGCCGTCGACTTCCCTCACCGGGATCGGCATCCGCAGCCCCTTCTCCCTGATGCCCCGGACGATGCGGCCGTACTCATCGGTCCCTTCCTCCTTCGGGTTCCACGGGTTCGGCCTGACCGTTCCGATCGGCACCACGACCAGTTTCTTCGGATCGAACTCGATCTTCATTTCTCCCCCTTATATTTCAATGACTTAGCCCTTTTATCAGGAACCTGTCTCACGGGGACCCCCATCCTATCCCCCGAGGGGGTATCGTTGCGCTCAGCACAGGGGCGTTCTGTGCGAATTCCGGGGGGTTTTGCCGCTTTGATTCAGGCCGGACCGGGAGCGGAATCCCCCGCCAGCCCGGGGGCGGCCACCGCCGGGGCCCCGGGGGCATCCCAGTCCACGCCCCGCTCCTTCCACGCCCGGGTAGCGAACCTCGCCATCTCCATCAGCGAGAGAATGTTCCGCAGGTTCAGTTTCTTGTACTTCTCCACGATCGCGCGCCAGCGCATCATCGATTCCTCGTCATCCTGCATGCCGATCAGGCGGGGCTTCCGGCTCTTCGAATCGAAGGACATCAGCCGGCGATACTTCCCGCCCACGATGTACGAGGTCGCGTCCACCGAATAGAAGGGATAGCGATCCCAGATCCACCACGCGTTCAGACCATACGCATGAGTCTTCAGCCCGGGCTTCCTCCTCACGATCGAAAAGCAGTTGTCGAGATGGGCCCGCAGCCGACTCTTGTTCCGCTCCCGAGCGATTCCCCCCAGCGCGATGTAGTCGTACCGTTCCACCATCCGCTCCAATTCCTCGTATGGCGAGCGCGCATGGAAGGTGGCCATCGGAGCCAGCCCGAGCGCCTCCATCCTCTCCTGATTCTCGCGGGTCTTGACGTAGTCCCCGATCACGTCGAGGTTCGCGTACACCGTCAGGAAGGGGAGCACCCTCTTCACGAACTCCGCATACGCGTTCAGGTCGATGGTCACGCCCTTCGTCATGGCGGTGAAGGCCCCTGAATCGAGGAACACCCTCCCCTTCACCTTCGACAGATCCACCCGCTTGTCCGATTGAATGTAGTAGTACGAGAACAGACAGTCCGCCCCAGCCTCCTGCAGCAGCGGGAGGAACGCCTCTGCTCCGGCGAAGTACAGGATCACTTCGAGGTCTTCCGCATCTCGTCAGCCAGCCAGATCACGTCCGCGATCAGATCGGCCATCACCTCCGTCAGATCATCCTGCGTCACCGGGGTCGCGTCCCCCTGATCGTCCGTCACCCGTCGATGCAGATCCTGCAGGTCCGAGATGATCTCGTCCATCACGCGACGCATTTCAGGTTCTCTCGAAATGCCGGGCGTCGATCATGTAGCAGGACTCCACGACCGGCTTCCCGTTTTCATATACCCGCCCGTTCCTTCCATGCGTCTCGACAGGGCAGTTCAGGACTCCATCCAGCGGATCGTACATCTTGCAGGTACGAACCCCGTCATCGAACCCCACCACGAAATAGAAATTGCACGCCCGCTCCTTCGCCTCGGCGATGCACTTGTCCGCCTTCGCTTTCGACAGCCAGATGTTCGGGTATCTCCTGTACGGAACGTGTCGCCTCTTCATCTCCATCAGCGCGAACAGGATCTCCGCGCTCCGATCGTGAACCTCGAAGTCGAAATGATGCAGCGGGGGCATCTCCGTCGATTGCATCCACGGGAACTTCCCGCACAGCGCCGCCATGATCTCCCGCTGCTCGACCCGGTCCTCCTCCTTCTCGAAGATCACGCCCGGACTCACCACCTCCACCTGCGCCGGGGATGGATCGAAATGCGTCGCCACGACATCCGTCCACTCCTCGTCCTCCCACTCGTCCGCCCCGGGCTCGCGCATCACTTCGCCCATCGCCTCCTCCTCTCGTTTACTTCTTCCAGTCCAGCAGGGCGAGGAACTCCGCCCGGGTCGCCGGATTCTCCCGGAACCTGCCCCGCAGGTCTGATGTCACCATCTCTCCTTGATTCTTGATCCCCCGCAGTTCCTTGCAGAGATGCCGGCCCCGCAGCACCAGCGCGATCCCCAGCGGCTGAATCGACGCCTCGAGGTCGTCCACGATCTCCTTCACCAGCCGTTCCTGTATCTGCAGTTTCGCCGCGCGCCACTCCACCAGCCGGGCCACCTTCGACAGCCCGATCAATTTTCCCGCCGGGGCGGGGATGTAGGCGAAATAGTAGTCCCCGAAAAACGGCAGCATGTGATGCTCGCAGAACGAATAGAACCTTCCCCGATCGGAGATCATCGAGTCATACGACACGCCGTCCTTCCCGTTCGGGAACGCCGTCAGCCGGGGAGCGGCGTCGCCATACCCCCGAAAGATCTCCCGGTACATCTGCGCGACCCGCTTCGGGGTGTCCGCCAGCCCTTCCCGGTTCGGGTCCTCGCCGATCGCCGACAGCATCCGGGTCACGTTGTCCTCGATCGTCTCCTCCTTGCGCTCCCACGGAAAATGAATCCAGTCGGCCGTCTCGTGGACATGGTAATGGGCCCGCGCCGAGGCGTGCGGCTTCGAGTACAGGGCCGCCGTCACGTACTTCTTCAGGAACGGCTCGATCGTCCTTCCCGAATCCACGATGTCGTCGACGATCAGGGTGCTGCGGCCCGGTTCGTCGTGAACAGGGAGACGCAGTCGATGCGCCACCTCGAGGGCGACGTACCCTCCACCCCGGGGAATGCCCCAGACTCCGGTGAACCGATGCCTCTTCTTCCCCATGAACTTCCCCGCCAACGCCGCGCAGTCCTTCCTGAACTGCTCCCACGTCACATCCTTCATCTTCCGCGCACCCCTTCCCAGAGTTCGACATGAAGCCGGGGCGACAGCCGGTACCCCTGCCGCTTGCACACTTCCGCGAGAGCCTGCATTCGCCGCACCCGCTCCGCTCCCCGCACATCCTCCCCGGTCCGGGGCATGAGTATGATCCGGGAGACGGGGATGCCGTACTTCCGCTCCAGTTCCCTGATCCTCACCATGTCCGTCCGGGGATCGTCCACCACGAACTTGAAGTACGCCTTCCCGTTGCGGAGGAACGCCATGATCGCGTCGGGGATCTCCGTCTCCACCCGGTTCTTCGCGTTCCCGATCTTGATGCAGACATTGAATTGATCGATGGCCGCCGTCAGGGTCGGCGCCGGAGGGATCGTCCCATTCGTCTCCACCTCGACGAATATCTTCTTGCGCTTCAATTCCCGGGCGAGGTGTGCCACCACTCCCGCCTGCAGCAGCGGCTCCCCACCGGTGACGACGACGTGCTTCGCCGGGAACTTCTCCACCTCGTCCACCATCTTCAGGACCGACACCTTCTTCGTATCGTTCCAGACCTTCCACGCGTACGTGCTGTCGCACCACGCGCAACGAAGATTGCAGCCCGACAGGCGAATGAACACCGCGGGGACACCGAGGTGAATCCCCTCGCCTTGCAGGGAGTAGAAGACCTCCGAGACCCTCAGTACGACAGGGTCACGAGGTTCGACTGGTCGCCCTTGAATCCCTCCCACACCCTCACCCCCACCACGAACGTCCCGGCCGGTAGAATTTCTTGAACTTCCTGCCAGAGCAGGGTCGCGAAGTTCTCCGCCGTCGTCGGCCTCGACTCGTAGTTCTTCACCTTCTTGAACTCGTCGTTCAGGTATCGATGATCGAACCGCCGCAGGACTTCCTTCACCCGACCGAAGTCCACGACGATGTCCTCCATCTCGATCCCGCCACGACCTTCCGCCTCGATGTCCATCTCGACCTTGTAGGTATGGCCATGCAGATTGCAGCACTTCTTCGTCGTCAGCCACGGCATGTCCGGCAATTGATGCGCGCACTCCAAGAAATCCACCACCGTCACCATCATCTTCACGACCTCACCTCCCGCCGTCCTCGACTCCCGCTTCCGCAAACGCCGCCGCCCGGGAGATACACGTCGGACAGGTTCCGCAAGGAGCGGGCCCGCCGGCGTAGCACGACCACGTCAAGGCGAACGGCAACTTCATCGACGCCCCCTTCCGAACGACATCCGCCTTCGTCATCCACGCCAGCGGGGTCACCAGCCGGACCTTATGATAGGTCCCGACGTAGATCGCGTTCGCCATCGCCCCGAGAAACTCCGGGGTGCAGTCCGGGTATGCCCAGTTTCTCGCATCCTCCGCGTGCATCCCCGCGTAGATGTACCCGACCTGATGCCGCAGGGCCAGCGCAGCCGCGACCGACAGCAGGTTCCCGTTCCTGAACGGAACGTATGTCGGGGAGACACCGAACGACTCCTGCAGTTCCTCGTAGGTCATCTTCGGCAGCGGCGCATCCGGGTCGGTCAGGGTCGATCCCTGCCCCCGGAAGATTCCCGGGTCCAGCGTCACCACCTCGTGCGGGACCCCGTAATAGGTCGACACATCCTTCGCCGCTCCTACCTCGCGTTCATGTTTCTGACCGTACGACAGGGAAAGGGCCCGCACATTCTCTTCGCCGAACGCCCCGACGGCGATGGCCAGACAGACCGAGGAGTCAAGACCTCCCGACAACAGCACCAGCGCGCGTTTCTTTTGTGGCTGCACCCTTCACCTCCTTGATGTACTGATTCAACGTCATCTCCACGAGGGACCAGTCGATCTTCCCCATGATCCCCATCGCCCGCATCTTCAGTTTCTCGAACCTGCCCGGAGGAAACCTCCCCATGAGAAAATCTCGGAAGATCTCCGGGTCCTCGTGCGCGATCCGAATATGACAGTAGAAGCAGAGCAGGATTCCATTCTCCGGGTCCCAGCGGGTGGCCTTGTGACGTCTCGAGAAAATATGATGGGCTGCCGTTCCGACGTTCTTGCAGGACCGATATTGACAGCGTTCTCCGTCGCGCGCTCGGACCGCATCCCGCCACAGCGCGTCGAGCCGTTTTGTCCGTGGGTCCATTGTGGGGGAGGATAGATCCCCGTCCAGCAGAAAGTAAAGCAAAAAAAAACGCCCCGGAGGGGGCGAATCCCCCGGGGCGTTCCAAGCGGAGGCGATCCGCTGGGCTCTCCGAAGAAGGAGAGAAGGCAAGAACAGGGTAAGACTCCCCGCCCACCCTGTCAAGTAAATCCATCACCTTTCCTTTCCTTGCCGATCTCCTCCGGTCCTCTACTTTCCACGCCGCTCCTGCCAATCCCTTCCCTTCCGATACGCTCCCTTCTTCACCGCTCCCCTCCCTTCCTTTCCTGCCGGTCCACTCCAGTCGTGTCCCCTCGTATCCAGTCTTCGCCACTCCTGCCTTGCCTCTCCGTACTACTCGCCTCCATTCCATTCCCCTCCTGCCTTGCCCTTCCACTCCGGTCGTCGCCGGTCTACTCCGGTCCGATCCCCTCTCTTCCGGTCCATTCCCTTCCTGCCGATCCTATCCCTGCCGGTGCATTCCTTTCCGATCCGCTCCTGCCCCGCCCCTCCCGTCCTATCCCTTCCACTCCGATCCCGTCCGATCCGCTCCGCTCCTGCCCTGCCTTTCCGGGCCAGTCGCCTCCGTTCCATTCTGCTCCATGCCGATCCCATCCTGTCCTGCCGATCCGGTCCATTCGTCTCCGGTCCCTTCCAATTCCCTCCGATCCAATCCGCTCCTGCCTTTCCAATCCGCTCCGGTCGATTCCCCTCTCCGCCATTCCGATCCGTTCCTATTCTGTTGCCTTACTTCACGACGCGATCGATCTCGGCCCACACCGACACGAGTTCCACGAGGTATTTGTACTTCTGCCGGATGTTCAGCAGCCGCGCCTTCACGTCCGACAGGAGTTGCTCGCGCATCTCGTCCGAGGCGATCGCATCCTCGATGGACTCGTATGCACGCTCCCGACTCTCCGTTCCCGCGATGCTTGGGAACGCCGGGGCGAAGACCGCTTCCTCTCCCTTCTCGTCCTGCTCGACGATGTACACCATCGCGATGAGTTGCCGCGCCTTATGCGTTCGCCAATTCGCCGCCTGCATCGCCTCGCTCTCATCGAAGAAGTACGAGTGAAGGGGATGATTCTCCGGCTTCGCCTCCTGCCAGAGATACCTCGGCAGTTGCTGTTCCTTCCCCTCCTTCCCGCACTTGATACGGACGCGGACTATTTCCGCAGCCACTTGTTCCGCAGGGATCGCGGGTCGCGCCCCTCCCCTGCGGTAGATGTACCGCATCGTCACTCCTCCTTGTTCTCTGCGGACATGACGACACGGAACGTCCCATTGTATCCAGACTTCTCCACGCGCCACCCGCAAAGGCCGACGGAGAATCCGGCGAGGTTCATCATGTTCACGATCTGCGCGGGAGATATGATCGCCTTGTTGTAGCGGACAAGAACGGCCGCCTCCCACGAATCGAACACGGGCCGCCATATCGGACGAGGCGTCTTCGACGGCCCGACCCTTCCGATGTCCTCCTGCACCCGATATCCCGGGGACGAGAACTCCACGAGGTTCCCCTCCGTCCCGATGACATGGATCGCCTGCATGAGAAACGTCTTCGTGATCTTCTTGTTCGTGGACGTGCAGGCCGACACCATCGCCTTCTTCAGCCCGCTCGCAGGGAAGGCGTACTTCCCCTTCGACGTCAGGTAGAGTTTCTCCTTCGCCTCCTCCTCCGGGTTCCGTGCGGACCGAATCATTTCCGTCTGCTCGCCGGTATGACTCAGCGCCATCTGCTGCCGCGTCTTCACCGACCAGTTCTCGAGGATCAGCGGAGCCGTCCCCTTGATGTTCACCCGCAGCAGCCCGACCTGCAGCGGCTCGAGAATGACGCTCGCCGGCGCCTCTGTCTTTTTCCCCTTCTGAACCTTCTCCTCCACCTTCTCCGCCACGTTCGTCTTCGCCCTCGCCATTGCCTTCTCTCCTCTCCGTTGTGGGTTCGCTTCCTCCCGAACTTCGCCGCGTCAGGCCAGCACGTTCATCGTCGGACACTCCGCCGCCAGCCACTTCCTCACGTTCTCGATCGCCTCCCGCTTCCACGCCCCGCCGTCGGCATTATGCAACGCCGCCGTCGGCATGGACCCTCCGCCTCCGCTCCGCATCCGCAGAACAAACTTCGATGCGGGCTGCTCCACCTCGATGAATGTCCGGTAGGGCCGCAGGGAGACGGGATTCGGTACCCTCGCCTCGGCCCTCCGATCGATCCCAGCCTTCTGCGTGATCTTCTGCGATACCCCGTCATCCGCCCAGTCCGTCACGTTCCCGTCGGCGATATTCCCGACGGTCTTCAGCAGCAGAGCCGTCGCCTCGTCCTGCACGAACTGACTCTGCAGCGCGATGATGAACGTCTCCAGATCGATCCGATCGCCGAACTCGAACCGCTCGTGCTTGCAACCCGCCACGAGGTAGCAGGTCCGGGTCTTGAACTTCGGGTCCACCGCCGACAGCACCCGCACATGATCCGGCGCGACGACATGGATCAGGGAGTTCCCCGCCGATATTGCGTCCGGGTTCTTCACCACGTAGTCCCGCAGCCCGGTCAGGGTCTCCACTTCGATCTGCTTCTGCATCGGGGGCTGCACAAGATTGATCGCCCTCGTCGCGTATGGCAGTCCATCCTGCTCGATGATCTTCGCTTCCGACAGTTGCTCGATCTTCTCGATGAAACTCTTGTCGATCATGCCTTCCCTCCCTGAATTGTAATGACGTCGCCCTCGCCATCCGCCTGCTTACCGAACGCCAGCCGCGCCTGTTGCGGGACATGCTCGAGGGCCGTCGGCCCCTCCTGCCCGCGCGCGAAGTAGAAGGTCGTCGCGCAGGGCCTTGGCGGCTGCGTCCTCGCATGACAGAAGACCTCCACCGCTCCCGTCATCCGGTCCGGGGCCGGCTTGATGCGGACCTTCAGCACGATCTCCCTCGGCCCGTCCCCGGTGTTCACGTCCGCGATGTTCTTCACCACGCCGTCCAGCACATCGTCGAAGCGTTCGATCACCGCTCCCCGCGCCAGACTCGCCAGCGATACCCGATCGAAGTCTGCTCCCATCTCGCCCTCCTTCTCTCCGTTGTAGGTTTACTGCGCCCGAACCTCCACACGCCGACCCGCCTTCCCATCACTCCTTCCCGATCGCCTTCGCGATCTCGCGCTGTCGGGTCCACTCCAGCGCCTTCGCCTTGCTCCCCACGTATGCGATCTGCGGGGGCTCATCACGATGTCCTTCCGCCTCGTTGACGATCTCGTATCTGCCGGGGAGTCGCTCCGGCACCTTCTCCGGCAACGGTCGTGCTGCGAACGCGAGGTACGCCCTCTCGAAGTCCTTGCGGCGGAACTTCCACTCATCGATCTCCATTGCGCAATAGAAGGGCCACCCCCCGGTCCTCTCGATCACGACATGGATCACGGGATCGTCGAACACGACCGACTTGTATCCCCCCACCTTGAACATCGCCTCCTCGACCTTCAGGGACGCGATGATCTCCCGTCCGGTCCCCTCCACCGCCTCGCGAATCTCCGCCGGCAAGGGGAACACGCTGATCTTCTTCGTCCGCATCAGCATCCTGACGGCCCGCACCAGTTCCTCATCCGTCAGATCGGAAAGGGCGTCGTAGTACGCCTCCATCTTCAGTTCCGAGACTTCCTTCCCGTACACCTCCCCCAGCAGCACCATCACCTTCGCGAACGCCTCATGGGTCGGCATCTTCCCTCACCGCCCCGACCTTGAACTCGACGAACTTCCCATCCCTCACCACGATCTCGTCGATGCTCTCCATCGAGTCGATGTAAAACAGCCGCCGACCGGAGGGAAGCAGACCCCTGCGGATCACCTCCTCGACGACTGCCTCCACATCATTCGTGATGGTGAGGTGCTGATCCCACGGTCCAAGATCCCGGAGGACCAGAGGGTCTCCGGGGATGTCGTGCGCGATCTCGAACCTCGCCCTCCTCCCCATCTCCTTCACCCCCTTCGGGCCCCTACCTCGATTTGCAGGAACAATTCGGTAGCCTTCTCCACGCCCACCGAGTCGAGGTCCACGAACGGACCGATCTCATCTTCCGGCATGGGCGTCACCGGCTCCTTCCGAATCACCATCTTCAGGATGCGCTTCGCCTCCGCCTTCGAGGTCTTGAACACCTTCTCGCCCTGCGTGAAATAGTACGCGCTCGCCATCGCCTTCTCCCTTCGCGTTTTCCTCCGCCCATCGGGCGGGGTCACTTCTCCTTCGGTTCTGCGTACCCCTTCTTCTTGAGCCAGTTCTTCGCCACTTCCGCGCCCCGGGCCCCCTGCTCGGTCATCCTCCCTTGCATCTCTCCGGGCGGTGAATTCAGGTACCCCTCGAACTTCGTTCCGAACAGGGTCTGCGGCCGGAGGTAGTCCATCATCTTCGGATCATCCTTCCACTTCGCGACTTGATGATCGATCACCTTCTTGAAATCATCGAAGGTGAATCCCTGCTTCATCCTCGTCCTGATCAATCGCAGGGTCTCCGGGGTCGTCGCCCGGTACTTCTTCTCCGCCTTCTCATTCAGGTACGCGACGATCGAATACACGACGGTGACACCTGAAGAGGCCCCCGCACCATTCGAGGGGTCGGGCTTGCCCGACAGAAGATCTTCTACCCCTTCCCCTTCCCCATTCCCCATTCCCAATTCCCCATTCTCCATTCCCTTCCCCATTCCCCTTCCCTCGCGGCTGTCACCGGTACTTAACGGTGGGGTAACGGGTAAGGAACCGTGTTCCATCGGGGGAAGGACGGATTCCCTCTCGGTATGATGCGGCTTCTGATGCTTCTTGAAGTTCAGAATTTGTATGTAGCGGCGGCCACTTACTTCATACCGGACGATGAACGGCTCCTGCGTGATCGGCTTCTTCTCCAGCAGGGGAGAGAGGACTTGTTTCTCGAAATCGATGTCGTCGTATGGAAAGATCTTGACCTTCAGATACTCCGGCCGGTCCTCCAGCCGTCCTTCCCGGTCTGCGTAGCACCACAGCCCGGCGAACCCGATCCTTGTCTCGAACGAGAACCGACAGAGGTCCTCATCATCGAAGAAGTCAGGTTTCAGGTATCTGATCCTCGGCATCGCCCGTGCACCCCTCCCCTCCGAGCAAAAGAATGGCCCCGCAGGGTCGAGAGGGGTGCAGCCCTATCGACGACGTCGCCGGAGCGACGCCACGGTCCTGCGGGGCCAAGATTGTTGTGAGGCATCGACTCTGCACCGTCCATGAAAAAGAATGATCTATCCTATCGGAAAAAAGAAAACCGATCCAGTCTCATCTTCCCGTGCGCCTGACCGACCTCTCCTTCCAGACCCTCACGCCCGGCCAGTTCATCTTGTCCTTCAGGGTATTGACGAACGTGCGGACCACATTCGGCTTGAAGTCCAGAACCGTCAGGGGGATGTTACTCGCCGGGTCCGCGACCGCCGCGACGAACTGCGGGAAGTCGTACACCTCGAACTTCCAGACATCGACTACCGTCATGCCTTCCATCTCGGACTTCACCGTCGGCAGCGCGACCGCCGACAGGGGGACATCCACGGGCTGTTGTATGATCTGCTCCGCCAGCCGATCCATCCCCTTCTTCTCCGCCATCTCCGCGAGTCGAAGTTTCCGATCCTCCTCCTCCTTCTGCGCGATCTGCCGGGCGGCGATCTCCTCCTTCTTCCGACGGTCCTCCTCCTCCACGACATACCTGTTCATCGACTTCCGCAGGAACTCCTTCGCCGCCGCCAGCGGGGCCAGCAGTTTCCGCTTCTCTTCGGTCAGGGCCCGATGCGCCTGAAACGCCCGCTGTATATGCGGGTCAAGGAACTCGCCGATCTTCTTCTCCCGGTCGGTGATCTCGAGGAACATCCGGTTCGCGCTCTCAAGATCCCCCCGGGACTTCACCACGACCGACTCCGCGACCTTGCAGACTTCCGCCACCACTCCCTCCGCCGCCTTCACCTGCTCTGGCGTCAGGACCTCCACTTCGTTCTCCGCCATGCCTTCCCTCCAATCATTCATTTGTTCACGATCTTCCATCGATTCAGGGAGAGGGCCCCACGAAACAGGTTCAACCCCTCCTCCATCCCGAGCACGTCCACCTGCTCGACCCGAGGCATCCCCCCATCCGACCGGAGGTAGACGACATGCCCCACCATGAACTCCTTCTCCAGTTCCTCGTAGCACTCCCTCGCGAGCCCCATGTACCCCGAGACCTGTATCCTGTCGCCCGCCCGCAGCGATCCGGTCTTCAGGTCCACCACCGCGAAACGGACGTCCGCCTCCGGGACCGCGAGGGCCCCCAGAATGTCGGGGGTCCCTGCGAACTTCCACCGTGGGGAAAACAGCGGCTGCTCCACCACCAGCGGAATGATCCCGGCCATCGCCTTCCACGTCCTGTACGAATCCAAGTACCCGCGCATCGATACCGCCAGCGCACTTTCGTCCAGCGTCCCCCTCTCGAACATCCGCACCATGTCGTGAACCCACGTTCCGATCTGCATGAGCGAGTCGACGGAGGGGCCGTTGCTGTACCGGCTGATCCCCTCCGCCTTCAGAATGGTAGTGACCGAGGGGAGGATCTCTCCCCCCGGCCCCCAGTAGCGATGCGCCCCCGGATCGAACTCACACTCCTTCATGAACGGCCGGGGCGTCAGGATCATTTCGCCGCCACCTTCTTCTCCAGTTCCACCAGCACATCGATCACCGCCGACGCCTCCCGCATGGAGAGGTCCTTCAGGGACTTGAAGGGGCCCAGCCCCAGCATCTGCCCGACCGCGAGATGCCGCTCCTCGTCGGTCTTCCACCCCAGTTTGTTCAGCACCACGTTCACCTTCCCGACCTGCTTCTCGTTCGCCGACCCCACGTCCCCGCTCATGTTCGCGCGCTGGGCCACGCCGGCCCGGGCGCACCCGACCTCGAACGTGGGCTTCCCATCCCCTTCGACGGCAGCGGCGTCCGCGACCTTCCCGCCATTCTCCACAGCCACCGCCGTCGTATCGACGGTCGATCCTGCGGCTGCAGCGGTCGCGACCTTCTCCTTCGGCGGACTGAAGTCGCGCAGTTCAGGCGAGACCGGGATCACGGGGTCCTTCCCGTACTCGTACGTCGGAGCCTCAGTCTCCGATCCTCCCATTTCCTCGAACCCGTACAGGTGGCCCAATTCGTCGGGGAACGCCTCCCGATGCGACTGACAGAACGCCACCTTGCGGATCATCGTCGCGGGCTTCTCCGCCCACATCTTCGTGACGGTGCCGTCCGCCTTCTTCCCTTCGTACTCCTTCACCGACACCTCGTTGCGGATCGGCGCGCTCCTGTCGTCACGGAGAACCTCGCACCATCCGCCGAACACCACCTCCCCATCCAGCGCGAACGATCCCTCCCGGTAGATGATCTCCTTCGCGTTGTTCAGGAGGATCAGGCCGGCCCGGAATCCCCGGTAGTGCGGGTTCCGCTCCGCGCGCTTCGCGAACGTATCCTTGCTCGTCACCATCGACGCATCCTGCGTCCCGTACTTGATGAGGTAGATCTCCTTCTTGAAGGGGTCCAGTTGCTGCGCCTTGCACAGCGACAGGAACATGAACGCCTCCGCGTCCGTGACCTTCGGGTTGATGAACTTCTTCACGATCTCCAGCGTCAGTTCCGGGATCTCCGGGGCCGATGCCCTCTTCATCCGCGAGTCCGACGGCACCGCGATCGCCCTCACCACGTCCTTCCCTCCTCCTGCTCCGCTCATCGTCACGCCTCCTTCGGCTGTAACCCAGCCCGTTGATTGTTCGCCGCCGCTTCCTTCTTCTTCTCCTCGAAATATCTCGCGTACAGGGTCCGCATGAACGCCGACATCGACTTCAGCCGCAGCCGCTTTGCCTCCGTCAGGATCATCCGCTTGTCCGCGTCCGACACGCCATAGACCAATAAGACCGACTCGTGCTTCTTCTCCGTCACTTCCACCACCTCCTTCTTTTTCAATCTCCCAACACGAACAGGATCGACACGATTGCGATCAGCGCCATCCCGACCGCGAGGCACTTCAGCACCATGCGGCCGTCCACCACCAGCGGCTCGAACTTCCTGATCTCCTCCTTCATCAGTCTGCCCGGCAGGGTCTCCGTCAGGATCGTCCGCATTGCCCTCTTCCCTCCTTCCCGCGTCATTTCAGGGCCCACCCTTCCTTCCCCTTCACTACCTTCCCCGCCTGCTTCAGCGACGCAAGGATCGCCGAGACGTTGCTCTTCGGGTATCCCCTATGCACAGTCATCTGCAACGCGGTCCAGATATCCAGCGGGGTCCAGACGGCCCCCTTCTTCCCGTTCTTCATGATCGCCAGCACCGTCTTCGATACCCCGACCCCGTGGTAGGGGTGGGGCCCCTTCACCTCTTCCTTCACCTCCGCGTGTCCGTTCTCCAGAAGGTTCGCGACCAGCATCAGCGCTTGCGCCATGTCCTGACAGGGAATGGAAACGATATACCCCGTCAGTTCCTTCACGATCTGCACCTCGTTCGGATTCATCGCCCCGCCTCCCCTTCGAAGATCAATAGTCGCTTCACCTGTTCACTCCCATCGCGGATTCAAGCAACCGCCATACATCGAGAACGTCGCCGTCGACATTCTGTTTTTCCACGGCGGCGCTCGTGTATGCGGAGGACGTCTTCTGAAAGTAGAACCACGCATCCCCCGTCACGGTCCCGAACAGATGGACGTCGAACACCATCAGCGTAAGCCGTCCGCCTTCGAGCGTGAACGGCGCGTTGCCGATCCTTCCCGAGGTCGGCGAATCCCACGTCGCCGTGTACTCCCCTTCACCGTCCGTGATCTCGCCGTTGAACATGAATCTGATATACAGTCGAGCCGGACCGATGTCCGCCCGCCCGCTCCACGAGTACAGGTCACGCTCCGTATAGATAGTTCCGTTCGACAGCACCATCTTCAGACCGGTCATCGTGTACGTCCCGGTCAATTCCTCATGTGCGGCAGACGACGACGACCCGCCTCCTCCTCCGCCACAGCCCACGAGCAAGAACAGGGAGATAATCGCAAGAGACTTCTTCATTGGCTCGCCTCCTTCACTTCTGGGATGGTCGATCGACGGCGAACTTGATGAGGTTGCGGACCTCTTCTTCCGTCCACACCTTCTTCGCCCGTTCACCGAGGTACTTCGGATGCGCATTGACGAATCGCGCCGCCACTTGCTTCGCGCATGTAGCGCCGAACCCCATCTCCATCGACTCCTCCGCCGACAGGGGTCTTCCGCATTGCCTGCACCGCTTCGTCTTGTACAGGATGAACGCCTTGATGTACGCCGCCGTCGGCGTCAACCTCTTCCTGCCCTCCAGCGGCTTCCCGCCGGGTCCCTCGATCGCCTTCGTCGCCTCCGCCATCTCGCCCTCCCTCTCGTTGTGGGTTCACTTCATGATCTTCCGTCGCCCGTACTCCAGCAGGGCCTTCGTCGCCGCATCCGAGTCGCCCTCCTCCATCTGGACCGGCCGTAATTCGCAA